ACAATAGATCTGGCAGAAGAGGACAAGGGCAAGATCCCAGAGATCGTAAAGATTTTTGGCTCCACCCCCTTTGGAGAATACGTAGTTAATGTGTCTGCCGGAAAAGACTATGGAAGTATGAGGAAAATACAATGAATGTTATCGGACTAGGAAACTGTGGCTGCAATATTGCCGAGGAGTTTAAGAAATATCCTCAATACAACGTGTTCTGTATTGATACTGAGCCAAGGAATACGCAGAACTTTTATCTTATGCCAAAGAAATCACATCCCGAACAGTATGAGGTGGAGTGTCCAGATCTGACAAGTTTTTTAAATTGTAATGGGGAGGTGTTGTTTATTGTTGGCGGTTCTGGGTTTATTAGTGCCGCTTCTTTGAAGATACTTCAGTCAATTAGACATTGTAAGACAACAGTGCTGTGTGTGAAGGTTGACGAGCAGCTTCTTAGCGAGACGCAGAGACTGCAACAGAGAACGACCTTCCACGTTTTTCAGGAATACGCACGCTCTGGTGTGTTTGAGAAGATTATTCTCGTAGATAATACGTCTGTGGCCGATGTTATCGGCGATGTTTCTATCGTTGATTATTATCGCGCAGTTAATCAAACTATTGTTCCGATGATACATTTTGTGAACGTATTCAACAAAACAAAACCTGTGATGACCACGTTCACAGACCCAGCGGAGGTATCTCGAATTTGTACTTTTGGTATGGTTAATGTTGACACCGGGGAAGAAAAAATGATTTTTCCTCTTGACAATCGAAATGAAGTACGCTATTATTACGCTATTAGTGCAACTTCTCTGAAGCAAGATGGAACACTCAACAAGAAGATCAGAAATCAGGTTAAGAAGCAAAATGAAAGAGCTAGCTTTGGCATCTTTGAGACATCTTATGATAACAACTTCTGTTATTCACTTGTGTATTCACGAGAAATTGTTCAACTTTGATTTTTTACTTGACTTCTACATTAAAGATTAGTATAATACACAACAGATGACTGAGAGATTTGTCAGTCATACTCTAGGGTAATTTCACCCACCCATTAACAACAAAGGAGGAAAAAATGGGAATTGACATGAAGAAAATGCGCGAGAAGTATGCAGCCCTCAAAAACCGAGGTGAGGGAGGCCGCAGTGCTTTCTGGCGTCCGCAGGATGGTGATCAGACCATTCGTATCGTTCCAACCGCTGACGGTGACCCGTTCAAGGAGTATTGGTTCCATTACAACTTGGGCAAGCACTCAGGTTTCCTGAGCCCGAAGCGCAACTTTGGCGAGGATGATCCCCTGAATGACTTTGTGCGCGCCCTGTATCGCGAGAACACGGAGGACAGCATCAAGATGGCCAAGAGCTTGTCTGCTCGTCAGCGCTTCTTTGCCCCCGTTGTGGTGCGCGGAGAAGAGGCGCAGGGTGTTCGCATCTGGGGCTTCGGTAAACAGGTGTATGAGACTATTCTTGGTCTTGTGTTGAATCCTGAGTATGGCGATATCACGGACGTTCAGTCTGGTATTGATCTCACCATCAACTATGGTAAGCCTGCTGGCGCACAGTTCCCGCAGACCAAGCTTACTCCGAAGCGTCGTTCAACCCCTCTGTTTAAGGAGACTGCCAAGGTTCAGTCGGCCCTTGATAGTGTTCCCGACTTCTCTAATGTGTTTGACCGCAAGACACCAGCAGAGGTTCAGGCAATGCTTGATGAGTTCCTTCTGAGTGAGTCTGGTGCCGAGGAGACTTCAACGGAGACGGTAAAGTATACCAACTCCACGTCGGAAGTTGATAAGGCATTTCAAGAGCTGATGTAAGTCAGTCTAAACTCTTGGGGGGCTTCGGCCCCCCTTTTTTTATAAGGAGATTTAAATGGTAAACAAAGGTGGTATCTCTATTGAAGAGATGCGAAAGATGCTTAATAAAAAAGCAGGAATGACTGTTGCTCACAATCTGAAGGAAGAGAATCCGACAGAGGTGACAGAGTGGATTCCAACTGGGTCACACTGGCTGGATTCAATCATCTGTCGAGGGCAAAGAGCGGGAGTTCCAGTAGGCAAAGTCACAGAGATTGCTGGACTTGAGGCCACAGGTAAGTCCTATATGGCAGCAAAGATCGCTGCAAACGCTCAGAAGATGGGTATCACTGTTGCTTATTTTGATAGTGAGAGCGCAATTGACCCTTCTTTCCTTGAGAATGCAGGCTGCGATGTAGAGAATCTAATCTATGTTCAGGCTCAATCTGTTGAGATGGTGTTAGAATCCATTGAAGAGTTCTTAAAAACAGGTGGAAAGTTTCTTTTTGTCTGGGATTCTTTGGCCCTTACCCCTTCAATCAATGATGTGGAGGGCGATTTCAACCCGATGTCACAGATGGCAGTCAAGGCCCGTATCCTTGCAAAGGCGATGAGCAAGCTGACCATCCCGATTGCGAACACTGAATCTACGTTCCTTGTTCTCAATCAGTTGAAGACGAACATCACCAGAAATCCCAATATGGCCCTCGTTGAGCCCTATGTGACGCCCGGTGGTAAAGCAATAATCTATGCTTATAGTCTTCGCATTTGGCTTACTGGTCGCAAGTCAAAGGCATCATACATCCAAGATGACAATGGTTTCCGTATTGGCTCCGAGGTTAAATCAACCTTGAAGAAGAGTCGCTTCGGGACACAGGGTCGTCAAGCAACTTTTAAAATCCTTTGGGGTGACGAAGTTCGCATTCTGGATGAGGAGAGTTGGCTTGAGGCAATCAAGGCGTCCGAGCACATTACAATCAAGGGTGCGTGGTATTCTCTTGATATGGGCAACGGAGAGGTCCAGAAGTTCCAACCCGGTCGTTGGATGGAGAAGATGAAGGATGAAACATTTAGAGCCCGAGTGTTAGAGGTGATGGACCAGCACGTTGTCCAGAACTTCAAAGCACGTCAAGGTAATCCTGAAGACTTTTACGATGTAGATGGCGATGAAGATCAAGATAAGCCTACTCTCCAGACAAAAGCGTAACTACCTCAACCTTGCGAAACGCATCGCAAGGCAGAGTACGCACGGCACACATAGTCACGGTTGCGTCCTAGTGAAGGGCGGTTCCGTGATTAATGTGTCCGCCAATAAGAACAATTATTGTACGTTTGGCAGAAGATTCAGCATTTACGGAAGAGAGGATTTCTCCACCGTTCATGCTGAACTTGGTGCCGTGCTTGGTCTTGACAGGTCTAAAACCCAGGGAGCCACCGCTTATGTCGTTCGCGTAAAGGGTGATGAGTGGAGAATGAGCAAACCTTGCCCAATGTGCGAGGGTGCTCTTAGGCACTGTGGTGTTAAGAAGGTGGTCTATACCACGAATGATAACTCAGTTATTGTGGAGAAGTTGTGAGGCGGTGGAAAAAGAGATATGATTGGAATAAAAAACAACACCAAACTGTTGAAGAGTTTCTTGAAGACGGGGGTGACCTTGATAAACTTCCGTCAGAGGGATCTCCTGAACCTCGTTGTTTTACAACGGCCCGCTGGGGTCAGGCCCCAATTAAAAAAGAAAAAGGCAAATCAAACTATAAGAGATATATGGGCTCTTCGGACTGGTTGAAGGACAAGAGGCGTGAGGCCTTTTCACAACTGGGGTCGGCTTGTGAGATTTGTTCTTCCACTAAAAATATAAACATTCACCACAATAACTATAATCGACTGGAAGGGGAGAGCGTCTGGGCAGACCTGCTTATAATCTGTGAGGAGTGTCACAAACTATTTCATAAAAAAACACGAGGTCGAGATATGCGCAATGCGGACCCTCTTAAATCTCAGAGTGAGCTTTGTACTGTTTGTTGTGAGGTTGCTGCGATATCTTATCAAGCTCGATACAGGCTTATAAATTTATGCGAATGTTGTATGGGCATCTACGAGAAAGAAATTAAACAGGAATTGATCGTAGAGAGGCTTGAGCAGGAATTGGTTGTAGAGAAATTCGATAAACCACCGCCCAACAAACAAGAATCGACGGCGAGTTCGAGAAAACACTCGAAACC